TGCCGCTGCCACAAAAAAGCTCGCGATCTTCGACGCCTTCGAGATACTAAACAGAATCCAAGAAGAAGAGAATCTTTTAGAAGGTAAAGCACCTGAAGAAAAGAAAGAAAGAGTATTCAAGGGTTTTGCTGAGGGTAGATCAAAGTAATGTACGAGCAAAGTTTAGTTAAGGTTGTAGAGCCAGTTAAGAAAACAACTATCACGAGGCTTAATCGTGGTAAAAAATGGAAATACGGTTATGATAAAGACCATGATATCATTGTTATATCAAAGACTGGGCAGATCGGCGAAATCCTTGAAATCCAAGGGTTGCAAATTGCGTTGCCTAGAGTGCCCACCGGGAATGTGCTTCGACATAAAGAAGAGAAATGGGTAAGAGCTGAATACCCAAAAGAGCTCAGCCGTATAAAAAGTATATTCGACTGGAGAGACTATCCAGACGAACAGAAAGAAATATGGTACGACTATATTGACGAAGAGTTCAAGCGTAGAGACGAAGGATTCTGGTTTATCAATAAAAGCGTACCAACGTACATAACAGGTGCACATTATATGTACCTGCAATGGAGCAAGATTGACGTTGGAGCTCCAGATTTTAGAGAGGCGAACAGACTATTCTTTATATTCTGGGAAGCCTGTAAAGCTGATAAGAGATGCTATGGGATGTGCTACCTTAAAAACCGTCGTTCAGGTTTCTCGTTTATGTCGTCAGCTGAAACAGTTAACTTAGCCACTATATCGAGTGATAGTAGATATGGGATACTCTCTAAGTCTGGAGCCGATGCAAAGAAGATGTTTACTGATAAGGTTGTACCTATATCTATAAATTATCCTTTTTTCTTCAAGCCCATACAAGACGGTATGGATCGTCCAAAGTCTGAGCTTGCGTATAGAGTTCCGGCTAGTAAGTTTACTCGTAAGAAAATACAGAGCAACGAACAGCTTGAAGAGATAGTAGGTCTTGACACTACAATCGACTGGAAGAACACTGGTGATAACAGCTATGACGGTGAAAAGCTGAGCTTGCTAGTACATGATGAGAGTGGTAAGTGGGAGAGACCTGATAACATATTAAACAACTGGCGAGTTACTAAAACCTGCTTAAGGTTAGGTAGTAGAATCGTTGGTAAGTGCTTAATGGGTAGTACCAGTAATGCGCTTGACAAAGGTGGAGATAACTTTAAAAAACTATACAATGATTCTGACGTCACACGACGAAATCGTAATGGACAAACAAAGTCTGGGCTTTATTCTCTCTTTATCCCAATGGAATGGAACTATGAAGGATTTATTGACGAGCACGGACTTCCAGTCTTTAATTGTGGACGTGATGATGAACGACATGGACCAGACGGTGAACTGATAGACGTAGGTGTTATAGAAAACTGGGAAAATGAAGCTGATGGCTTGCGTGACGATCAAGATGCGCTCAACGAGTTTTACAGACAGTTTCCACGTACTGAAGAACACGCGTTTAGAGATGAGACTAAAAACAGTATATTTAACTTAATTAAGATATACGAGCAGATAGATTTTAACGAAGGTAGTAGACACGGTGCACATGTAACTACTGGTAGTTTTGGCTGGATCAGCGGTGTTAAAGATAGTAAAGTTGTTTTTAACCCAGATCCAACAGGTAGGTTTAAAGTAAGCTGGGTGCCGCCAGTTCACTTACAGAATAGGCAGATAATTAAAAATGGAATTAAATATCCCGGTAACGATCATGTTGGCGCCTTTGGTTGCGATAGTTATGACATCAGTGGCACAGTTGATGGTCGCGGTTCTAAAGGAGCTTTACACGGACTTACAAAATTTTCTATGGAAGACGCGCCACCGAGCTCGTTCTTCTTAGAGTATATAGCAAGACCACAAACCGCAGAAATGTTTTTTGAAGACGTTCTAATGGCACTAGTGTTTTACGGCATGCCATTGCTTGCAGAGAACAACAAACCTAGATTATTGTATTATCTACGCCGTAGAGGCTATAGAGGTTATAGTATGAACAGACCTGATAAATCATGGAACAAACTATCGACTGCTGAAAAAGAAGTTGGTGGTATACCAAACTCAAGTGAAGATATTAAACAAGCTCATGCTGCAGCTATTGAAATGTATATTAACGATCACGTTGGTCATATAGGCGAAGGCAATTACGGTACTATGTATTTTAATGATACATTACAAGACTGGGCCAAGTTTGATATAAACAAAAGAACTAAGCATGACGCTTCTATAAGTACTGGTTTAGCTATTATGGCTTGCAACAGACACTTATATGCTCCACACGCAGAGCGTCAAAGACAACCTTTAAACTTGAATATAGCAAAATACAACAACGAGGGTGTAAACTCTAAATTAATAAAATAAGCATGGCTGAGTCAGTATATGTTAGTTTTCCAAGGCAAGATGTTAGTGATGAAGAAAAAAACTCTATAGAGTACGGTGAAAAAATTGCTAAAGCTATCAACCAAGAGTGGTTTGGTAATGAGTATAGCGTTAGTAAGTATTCGTCTTCTTCTAATGAGTTTCATAGGCTAAGATTATATGCACGTGGAGAGCAACCAGTTCAAAAATATAAAGATGAGTTATCTATCAACGGTGACTTGTCTTATCTTAATTTAGACTGGAAGCCAGTACCAATTGTATCTAAATTCGTAGATATAGTTGTTAACGGTATTGCTGAAAGAACATATGACATTAAGGCTTTTTCTATAGATAAGTCAGGCTCTGAAGAAAGAGCTAACTTCATGGATGCTATTGCCGGTGATATGGAAATGGAGGAGTTTGACTCTCAAATGATGGGGCAGCTTGGTTTCGATACGTCTCAAAGTGGCAGACGAGAATTACCTGGTTCAAAAGAAGAGCTAGAGTTGTATATGCAGCTTGAATACAAACAGGCGATAGAGATAGCGGAAGAGCAGGCTGTAGATCTCATGTTTGAAGGAAATAATTATGAGTCAACTAAGAAAAGATTTTTCTACGATTTAGCTGTACTAGGTATTGGATCAGTAAGAACAGGTTTTAATAAATCTCAAGGTGTTACTGTAGATTATGTAGATCCAGCTAATTTAGTTTATTCTAAAACAAACTCTCCTTACTTTGAGGATATATACTACGCTGGTGAAATAAAGACGTTTCCTATTAACGAGCTAGTTCGACAGTTTCCAGATCTTACTGAAGCAGAAATTGAAGAGATATTAGATAAAAACTATTATCAAGACAAACAGCACGATTATAAGTATGGTAAGCCTAGAGCCGATAGAAACCAAGTAACAGTTCTTTACTTTGATTATAAAACATATAATAACGAAGTATATAAAGTAAAAACTACAGGCACCGGTGGAGAGCGCGCTATAAGAAAGACAGACAAATTCAACCCACCAAGCGATAAGACTGGTGATTTTACTAGAGAGTCTAAAAAAGTTGAAGTGCTTTACAGCGGTGTGTTTGTTCTTGGTTGTCAAAAGCTACTGCAATGGGGATTATGTACTAATATGATGCGACCTAAGAGCAACTACAATAAAGTAAAAATGAATTACAGTATTGTAGCGCCACGTTTGTACAATGGCCGTATTGAAAGTTTAGTTAGTAGAATTACTGGGTTTGCTGACATGATTCAGCTTACGCATTTAAAATTACAGCAGGTTATGTCTAAGATGGTGCCAGATGGTGTGTACCTCGATGCAGACGGGCTTGCTGAAATAGATTTAGGCAACGGCACGAACTATAACCCGCAAGAAGCGCTTAATATGTTCTTCCAAACTGGTAGTATTATAGGTAGAAGTTTTACCTCTGAAGGTGATATGAATCCTGGTAAAGTACCTATTCAAGAAATAAACTCCAGCAGTAAAGGTGCAAAGTTACAGTCGTTAATACAAACCTACAACTATTACGTGCAAATGATACGTGACGTAACAGGTCTTAACGAAGCTCGTGACGGTAGTATGCCTGACAAAAACGCATTAGTAGGTATTCAAAAGCTAGCTGCAGCTAATTCAAATACAGCTACTAGACATATACTTCAAGCTGGTTTATTAATTACTGCTGAAACAGCGGAAAAAATATCTTTACGTATATCTGATATTATTGAGTACTCACCTACTAAAGAAGCCTTTGTAGAGGCTATCGGTCATAGAAATGTAGCTAAGCTAGAAGAGATATCAGATCTACATTTACATGACTTTGGTATATTCATACAGCTTTCACCTGACGAAGAAGAAAAGCAATTACTTGAAAACAATATACAAATGGCTCTTCAAAAGAACAGTATTGAGCTTGAAGATGCTATTGATATAAGAGAAATAAAGAATTTAAAGCTAGCTAATCAATTATTAAAAATACGTAGAGCTAAAAAGATTGAGCAGGACAGACAGCAGCAAATGCAAAACATACAAGCGCAAACACAGTCTAATCAGGCCTCAGCGCAAGCTGCCGCGCAAACTGAAGTGCAAAAGCAAAACGCTATTACACAGAGCAAGATACAGCTGGTACAGGCTCAGGCGGAAGTTGACACTCAAAAGCTTCAATTTGAAATGCAAGCAAAAAAAGAGCTGATGGAGCTAGAGTTCCAATACAACATGCAGCTTAAGGGCGCAGACACTGAAAATCTAAAAACGCGCGAAAAACAAAAAGAAGACAGAAAGGACGAAAGAACTAAAATACAAGCTACTCAACAAAGTGAACTTATAGACCAAAGAAAAGGTGGAAAACCGCCTAAAAACTTTGAGTCAGCAGGTAATGATACTATGGGAGAGGGTTTTAGTTTAGAAGCTTTTGGACCTAAATAACAATTTATATTTTATATTATGGAAGACAATAACCAAACAGACCTTGAAGAAGTAATTCAAAAGGTCGAGCAAGAAGCTACAGTAGAAAAAGTAACTGAAGAGCCTAAGTTTGAAAGCGAAGGTGATGACAATGTTACTAGAGTAGATTTATCAAACCCACCAACCAATGAAACTGAAGAAAGTGACGTTGACAACTCAGGAGTGGCTGGAGTCGATGAAGACACCGAGCCCGCACAAGTTGAAGACGAAATACAACAGGAAGCAGAAACACAAGAAGAACCTAGAGTACTAGAAGAAGTAACTGAAGAAGATACTGTAACCAAAGAAGAGGTTATGGAGGCTCTTGATGAATCAGAAGCTACTGGAAAGCCACTACCTGAAAATATTCAGAAACTAGTGGATTTTATAGAAGACACTGGCGGAGATATTGAAGACTATGTTAAGTTAAATAGAGACACTAGCGGCTTAAGTAATACTGAAGCTCTACGTGAATACTACAAAAACACTAAACCTCATTTATCTTCAGATGAAGTTGATTTTTTAATCGAAGATCGATTTTCATATGATGAAGATTTAGATGACGAAAAAGATATTAAACGTAAAAAATTGGCCCTCAAAGAGCAAGTTGCCGAGGCCAAAGCCCACTTAGACGGGCAAAAGTCTAAATACTACGAAGAGATTAAAGCTGGAAGTAAGCTCACACCTGAGCAGCAAAAAGCAATTGATTTCTTCAACCGATACAATAAAGAGTCGGAACAAACCAATAAGGCTGTAAAACAAAGCAGCGACATTTTTGAAAAGAAAACAAATAATCTTTTTAATGACAAGTTCAAAGGTTTTGAATATAACGTCGGAGAAAAAAGATACAGATTCAATGTAAAAGATGTCGAAGGTGTTAAAGCTAAGCAAAGCGATATAAATAATTTAATGACAAAGTTTGTCGATAAAAATAAAACGCTATCAGATGCTGCTGGATACCACAAAGCTATATATACAGCTATGAACGCAGACGCCGTTGCTCAACATTTTTATGAGCAAGGGAAAGCTGATGCTTTAAAAGAAAGCATTAAGAAGTCTAAGAATATTGATATGAATCCAAGAGGTACTCATGAAGAGGCTAAAACTGGAGGAATAAAAGTTCGTGTTCTAGGTGATGATTCAAACTCTTTTAAGTTCAAAATGAAAAATAAACGATAAAATTTAAAATTAAGAAAACATGGCAATTACTGCAGGAGATAATTTGAACAAAGTTTTAGCTTCTCAGAAGCAAACGCTTCCTTCAAACTATCTAGACTTAGCGTCTACAACTGATCAAGGTTGGGCGCAACAATACGTACCAGATCTAATGGAGAAAGAAGCTGAGGTGTTCGGTCCAAGAACAATCTCAGGTTTCCTTTCGCAAGTTGGAGCTGAAGAATCAATGACCGCTGACCAAGTTGTTTGGTCTGAGCAAGGTCGTTTACACCTTTCATACAAAGGTACTGTCGTTGTAGCTGGTGGTCTTACTGGCGGTAACGGTGGTAAGTTTACTGTTACTAGCGATATCGACGGCGGAGCCATCACAGACACACATGGTGTTAGAGTTAATGATACTGTTATACTTTCTTCTAACAACAAGGTTATTAAGGCTCTTGTTACTGAAGTAAGTGGCGCGGATATCGAGGTTGAGCCTTATGATGCTGCTAACTGTACTGGTCTTTCTACTGGTACGGGTGCTACTACACTACTTGTGTACGGCTCTGAGTTTGGTAAAGGAACTAACTACAATAGCGCAGCTGCTGCTGCTACAGACAGACGTGGAGCTAACGAGCCTACGTTCAAGTCTTTCAGCAACAAGCCTATCATCATCAAAGACTACTACGAAGTATCTGGATCAGATGCATCTCGTATTGGTTGGATCGAAGTAGCGGCAGAAGATGGTCAATCAGGTTACCTATGGTACCTAAAGGCTGAGGCTGACACGCGCGCTCGTTTCACTGATTACTTAGAGATGGCTTGTATTGAAGGTATCAAAGGTAGCGGTTCTAACGACGCTGACGCATTCCTAGCTGAAGATGGTAAGCCAATCGGTACTGAAGGTTTATTTGCTGCAATCGAAGATCGCGGTAACTTAACTTCAGGTGTTACTGGTGTTAACGCTGCTACTGACCTAGCTGAGTTCGATGCTATCTTAGCTGAGTTTGATAAGCAAGGTGCTATTGA